TAAGCAGTGGTCTAAGTGGAAATAGCACATTAATGGGCAAAGCTCTTGGCGGCATGGCCGCAGGCTTTGGCTTTACACTAGGTGTACTAGAAAACTTTGCGGCAAGTGCCAAAGACATGGGTGCATTTGCTGACCTAGGTGCATTTAAAGTTGGATCAGTTAAGCAGGCCAAGTTAATGTCTGGTCTAGGCGATAGCTTTATTAAAGTTATTGCTGATAGCCAAGGTGGCTTCAAGGCATTTGGCAGTAGCAGTCAGAAAGCCACAGAAAATTTAAGTGACTTAGCCCGCGGTTTACGTTTGGGTTCGTATTCAATTAACAGTAGCTTGCAAAAGGCATTGGGCCCAGAGTACGTTAAGAAGATGAACAAAGCGGCCGCATCCACAGCGGCCATGGGATTGAGCCAAGAAGATCAAGCCAGTTTGATGGGTACACTAAGTTCTACAATTGCACTTACAGCCAAGAACGAAGTTGATGCTCAACAAAAACTTGTTAAACAATATTCAGAAACAGTAGATTCAGCACGTACTCTAAGTAACACATTTGGTACAAGTGCCAAAGAAATCTTAAAGAGCATTGAAAACTTTAAAAAGAGTACATCAGGTCAAGCCGCAGAACTACAAGGTGTAGCAGGTGCCGCAGACATTAAACAAGCTTTACAAGCCGCAGGTGTGTCAGGAAGCGAAGAAGACTTAAACCGTATGGCCTTGTTAATGGCCAAAGGTCAAACAGGAGCCGCTTCAACGTATGCCTCACCTGAATCAATGGCAAACTTTCAAGCAGTTGCCGCGGCCACTGAATCAGCAAGAGCCAAGGAAGGTGGATTAGGCAAAACAGAAAATCTTGCCCAAGGCATGATGAGTCAGCGTAGTACATTTGAGGAAATTGGACGTCAACGTGGTGACCTAGGTGCAAAGGGTACAGAAGGACTGTTTGATACAGGCGTAGCAGCCGCAACACTTGCAAAGAAATTAGAGTTACAATCTAAAGCTGCCGCTGGTGATGAAGCCGCTAAGAAAGAATTAGCCAAAGGCATGGGCACAACAACAGAAGCCGGCAATATCCAAGCAATGGATCAGCTAACTGGTGCGTTGAATAGTTTACGTAATGTTATTCTAGGCTTAATGGCTGGTATTGTTGGCTTAACTGGCGCATTTGGTGCGTTAGCATTAGGTGGTGGCGTTGGTGCATTAATGGGTGGCGGCACTGGCCTAGTAAGCAAGTTAGGCGATGTAATTGGCGGAGCATTAAGCAAAGGCGGAGATCTACTAGGTAAGATTCCTGGGGTGGACAAACTAGGTGGAATGTTTGGCAAAGCAGGTGCCGGTGCTACTAGTAGTGCCGCAGGCGGTGTAATGGACAAACTAAGTGGCGCTGCCAGTAAAGGCATGGAAGGCTTTGGCGAAATGTTAGGCAAGCTTGGCGAAAGTAAAACTGTCAAAGGTGCCGGTACATTGGCATTGTTAGGCGGCGCATTGGCCTTGGCCGCAGTTGGATTTAAAACATTTAATGATGTAAAGTGGGAAGGCCTGCTAAAAGGCACAGTTGCTTTAGGTGGTTTAATTGTAATAGCACGTGGCATTGGTGAAGCTAGTACAAGTATGTTAAAAGGTGCGGCTTCTATTGCTATACTTGGTGGATCATTGTTAATATCAGCCATTGGATTTAAAACGTTTAACGAAGTTGAGTGGGGAAGCTTAATCAAAGGTGCCGCGGCACTGGGAATATTAGGAGTAGCGGCATCATTGCTAGGTGGAATGACAGCAAACATATTAATAGGTGCTTTAGGTATTGCCGCACTAGGTGCCGCAATGTGGGTAGCTGGTAAAGGTTTTGCAAGTTTTAATGAAGTTGACTGGGGAAGCTTAATCAAAGGAGCAGTTGCATTAGGTGTATTTGCTACAGCCGCAGTTGTATTAGGAGGATTAATTGTTCCTATATTATTAGGTTCAGCGGCCATCGCTGTACTTGGTGGCGCCCTAGCTGTATTTGGTCTTGGTGCAATGGTTGCTGCCAAAGCCGCGCAGATGTTCTCAGAAGCAATAGTAAACATTGGCAGTATAGATGGAATGAATTTAGTGGCCATTGGTGCAGGCTTGGCTGCAATTGGTGCAGGCATGATTGTATTCACTGCTGGTATGCTAATAGGAACAGCAAGTAGTGTATTAACTGGCATTATGGGGTTGTTTGGTGCAAAAAGCCCATTAGAGCGTATCATGTCATTTGTTCCTTATGCCGACGCCATTAGTAAAGTTGGCGAAGGTATCAAAGGATTTGGCGAAGGTGTATTAGCAATATCTAATAACATTGGTAATATAGATTCAGACGCACTTGGAAACTTTAAAGACCAAATGTTAGAGTTCGCTAAAGCTGGTTCAAGTGATGAAATGCGTATAACTGCTGAGAACTTAACAAGTATTGGTACAGCTATTGCCCAGATTGCACAAGCTGGTGATATCAAACTTCCAAACTTAGGAGATATGAGTGCAGGCGCTGTAAGTGGTGCCGGAGCAGATGGTACAAACAATGCAGAGAATACATCAATGGTTACTCCAGAAGTAATTGAACAAGTATTATCATACCTATCTGGTATGAATAGTGATTTATCTGCAATTAGGTCAAACACTAAGAGTAGTGGCTTTGATGCACCGGTTAGACTAGGTTAATAGTACAAGGTAAGTAATCGTATGAGCTGGAGAAAACATTTTAAAATTTGGGACGCAGAAGCCGAACAAACTAACAGTGGACCAAAAGGTGGTGGTGCAAACTTATCATCAAAGTTTTCAAGTTGGTTACAAGACGTCTATACTGGGCAACCAAACCGCGTTGAACGATATGTTCAATATGACAACATGGACATGGATAGCGAAGTTAATGCGGCATTAGATACCATTGCTGAATTTTGTACGCAAGCCAACGAAGATACCAATATTCCATTTTTAGTAAAATGGAAAGAAGATCCAACTGAAAGTGAAAGCAAGATTGTCAATGAAACACTAAAAAAGTGGTGTGCTATTAACAAAATGGATCAGCGTATTTTCCGTACATTCCGTAATGCTATCAAGTACGGAGACCATTTCTTCTTACGTGATCCAGAAACATTTGAACTATATTATGTTAATCCAACAGATGTAAAACGTGCTGTAATTAACGAAGCAGAAGGTCGTGCAATTGAGCAGTATGTTTTAACAAACGTACATCCTAACTTGGGTGCTAAAATTGCAACTCATCCAATTGATAATGTCAACACATTGGCCAACTCAAACGTGACAGTGGCCGCTGGCCCATATTCAATTCCAAGTGGATATACTAAATCAAACCAAGAAAGCGGTGAAATTGCCATTGATGGTGAGCATGTATTGCACATCAGCTTGAATGAAGGTTTAGATGCGGCATGGCCATTTGGTCAAAGTATTTTAGACAGCGTATTCAAGATTTACAAGCAAAAGGAAATGCTTGAAGATGCTATTATTATCTATCGTGTACAACGTGCGCCAGAACGCAGAGTATTCTATATTGACACAGGCAATTTGCCAAGCCACCAAGCTATGGCATTCGTTGAACGTGTTAAAAATGAAATTCACCAAAGACGTATTCCAACTCGTAGTGGTGGGGCTAGTGTTATGGATGCCAGTTATAATCCGTTGAGCATTATGGAAGACTTCTTCTTTGCTCAAACAGCAGACGGTCGTGGATCAAAAGTTGAAGTTCTACCAGGCGGCCAAAACCTAGGAGAAATTGATGACTTGAAGTTTTTCACCAACAAGTTGTTCCGTGGTTTACGTATTCCTAGTAGCTATTTGCCTACTGGCCCGGATGATACAGCCGTACAATTTACGGACGGACGTATGGGCACCGCTCTTATTCAAGAATTCCGCTTTAACCGCTATTGCAGACGTCTACAGGGGCTAGTTGCGCCATATCTTGATAAAGAATTCAAGACTTTCATGAAGCATAGAGGCGTTAATATTGACAGTTCTAGCTTTGATTTGGACATGCTAGAGCCCCAGAATTTCAGTGGATATCGTGAAATTGAGATTAATAATGCCCGTGCCGCAGTATTCACACAGCTTGCTGAAATTCCATACATGTCGCATAGATTTAAGCTACAAAAGTTCTTGGGCTTAACTGATGATGAAATCTTAGAAAACGAACGTTTATGGCGCGAAGAAAATGCTGATGCAGAAGATCAAACTGATAACGAAACAGCTGACTTTAGCTCAACTGGTCTAAAAGGACCAAGTGATGCTGACTTAGATCTAAGCGGTGCTTTAGATTTAGGACCAGCAGAAGGTGAAGGAGCCGAAGGTGCACCAGAAGTAGGCGCACCGGGAGCCGCAACACCAGCGGCCGCTGGCGGCGCCGCACCAGCGGCATAAACTAAGATATCGGTAAATAGTGTTATGAGATTTAATGACTTAACTTTATTACAGAATGAAATCGAAGAGGAAGTAGACCCAGATGTTGCTTTCTTCGGTGACCTACGCAGAAAACGTCTAAGTCTAGAACATGTAAACAAATTAAGAAAGCTTAAAGATTTACGTGACTACGAGTCCAAACAGCGATTAAAACTTGTCAAACAGATGTACGCTAGGCCGCCAGCGGTTTAACTTATCTTTCCTGTGATCTAAAGAAAAACTCCGTTTTTTCTGCCATTTCTCCTTCTTTTGACTACGCCTTCTGTAAGTAGTTATTGGTAAAGCACGTTAATACGTGCGCCCCTTAGCGCAAGGAGAATATAAATGACAAAAACAGTACTAGAGCAAGCGTTGGACCATCTTCTTAACAAAGAAGAAAGCAAAGCCGCCGCATTGTTACATGATTACTATGTTGGTGTCGGCCGTCAAGTCTATGAAGACATTATGGCCGACGATATCGCTTTCGAAGACGAAGCCGAAATGGCCGCCAATGCGGTTGAAGATGTCGAATCTGATTTAACAGAAGAAGGCAACGATGAGTTTGCTCCAGAAATGGGCGACGAAGAAGAAGCCACAGGCGACTTAGACGCTGAAATGGGTGGTGAAGAAGCCGCTCCAGTTGACGCAGATGCCGCTGATGTTGCTGACGCTATGATGGATGTTGAGTCCGCATTAGCTAAACTAAAAGCAGAATTTGAAGAAATGGTTGGTGGCGAAGAAGTTGAAGCCGCTGGCGAAGAAGGTGAGATGGACGGCGAAATGCCACCAGAAGACGAAGAATCACGTATTGGTGAAGCTTTAGAACTACAAAAAGTTTCTTTAGATGCCAACACAGAAGGTAGCCCAGTAGGTTCTGGTTCCGGCGCAAACAGCGTTACAGGTGCTACAAACACAACAAGCCCAGTTGCTAAACGTAACCCAATGATGGCCCGTCCATCTACACAGTTCGGTGGTAGCACAAGCGGTGAAGGCACAGCTAGTGGTACAACACCAGCTAAGTCTCCTAAGTCACAAGACATGGGCGGCACAACAAAGCCAGCATTAAGTAAAGTTGCTAGACCAGGTACAGCACCAGGTCGTGAAGGCGGCTCTAGCTCAAACGTATTACCTCGAGGTTAAACCATGATGAACCTACAGCCACTACGTGAAAATTTAAGTTTTGATCAAGCACAAATGGTTCTTGAGACTAAAGACACAGCCAGTGGCGGTAAGGATCTCTACATGAAAGGTGTTTTCATCCAGGGAGGTGTACGTAATCACAATCAACGTGTATACCCTGTAAACGAAATCACAAACGCTGTAGAGAGCATTCGTAAACGATTAGATAGTGGCTTCTCTGTTCTAGGAGAAGCAGACCACCCAGACGATCTACAAGTAAACATTGACCGAGTAAGTCACATGGTTACTGAGATGTGGATGGATGGCCCTAACGGTTATGGTAAGTTAAAACTTATCCCTACCCCAATGGGAAACATTATCAAAACATTGCTTGAAAGCGGTGTTAAGTTAGGTGTCAGCAGTCGCGGATCCGGCAATGTTACTGAATCAGGTAGCGTGTCGGATTTTGAAATTGTAACAGTTGACGTTGTAGCACAACCTAGTGCTCCAGAAGCCTACCCGACACCAATTTATGAAAGAGTAATGGGCAGTCGTAGACGTGCCGCTCTAATGGATGTGGCCTATGCGGCGACCTACGATAGGTCCGCACAAAAGTACCTCGAATCTGAGGTGTCTAGATTCATATCGAATCTAAAGAAAGTCTGAGGAAAAAACAATGAGTAAATTTACAGAAATGTTAGGCAACTCTGTTTTATCCGAAGAGGTGCGTGAGAATATCAACGCCGCTTGGGAAAAACACTTGTCTGAAAGCCGTGAGGAAGTCACAGCAGAATTACGTGAAGAATTTGCTTCACGTTACGAACACGATAAAGGTCAGCTAATTGAAGCTATGGATAAGCTAATGCAGGATACAATCTCTGCAGGTGCTACCGACCTAAAATCATTGCGTGAAAGCGCATTAGCACAGCGTACAAAGTATGCCGCTAAAATTAAAGAAGATACAGCATTATTACAAAAGCTAGTTTTAGAAACTCTTTCAAAAGAAGTTGCTGAACTACGTAATGATCGCGCTACATCTAAAGCCGCTATTGCTCAACTTGAAGAGTTTGCATTACGTAAACTAACAGGTGAGTTAAGCGAATTGCATGAAGACCACAAGAGCCTAGTAAACGCTCGCGTTAAACTAGTTGCTGAAGGTCGTAAAGCAATTGAAGAAGCCAAGAGTGCATTTGTTAAGAAAGCTAGCGAAAAAGTTAACACTATTGTTGCTGAAACTTTCAAGAAAGAAATCACTCAACTTAAAACAGATATCCGTGAAGCAAAAGAAAACAACTTTGGTCGTAAGATCATGGAAGCTTTTGCCGCAGAATTTATGGCATCTAAGTTTGCAGACGGTACAGCCGTTAGCCAACTTAACAAATCAATTATCGAAATTCAAGGTCAATTAAAAGAGGCTAACACAAAACTAACACAAAAAGAACAACAAATTAGCGAGTCGCTTCGTCGTCAGCGCATTGCGGAAGATCAAGCACAGCGAGTTCGCGTAATGCAAGAGTTGTGTGCTCCGTTGTCAAAAGACAAACGTGGCATCATGGAAGAGTTACTAGAAAGCACAGATACGTCTAAGCTAAAAGATCAATTCCAAAAGTTCTTGCCATCAGTCCTAAACGAAGAAGTTCGTCGTGAGAAGAAACAATTAGTTGAAGGACAACAATCGCAGAAGACTGTGATTACTGGTAACAAATCTCAAGTTGAGATCGTTGCCGCCCCAGCCGAAGCTGACGAAACTATTCGTCAACTACGTAAACTCGCTGGTATTTAAGATTAAATTAGGAGACAATTATGTCACAAGCTCTATTTGAAGCTAAAAATTGGTCTGCTACTAAAGAAGCTTTAGTAGAAGGTCTAAGTGGTCAACGTAAGACTACAATGGAAGTTGTTCTAGAGAACACTAAAAAGTATTTGACAGAAACAGCTACAACTGGTGCTACTGCCAGCGGTAACGTTGCTGTTCTAAACAAGGTTATTCTACCAGTTATTCGTCGCGTTATGCCAACAACAATCGCTAACGAATTAGTTGGTGTTCAACCAATGCAAGGTCCAGTTTCTCAGATTCACACTTTACGTGTTCGTTATGCAGAAGCTATGGCTGAGAAGACAGGTGGTAGCGCAGGTGCCGTTATCGGTGGTGCAGTAAGTGCTAACGATGAAGCCCTAAGCCCATTCAAGATTGCTCAACAATATTCTGGTTCTGCCGCTGGTACAGGCGCCGCAACAAGCGCACTTGAAGGCGTTGGCGGCAAGAAGATGAACATCCAGATCTTGAAAGAGACTGTTGAAGCTAAGAGCCGTAAGTTAAGTGCTCGTTGGACATTTGAAGCCGCTCAAGACGCACAAGCCATCCACGGTGTTGACGTTGAAGCTGAAATCATGGCCGCTCTAGCACAAGAAATCACAGCTGAAATTGACCAAGAAGTTATTGGCTCTTTGATCAACTTAGCTGGTAGCGCATATGGTACATACGACCAAGCCGCTGTATCTGGTACAGCCAACTTCGTTGGTGACCAACACGCCGCTCTTGCAGTATTGGTAAACCGTGCCGCTAACGACATCGCTAGCCGTACACGTCGTGGTGCTGGTAACTACATTGTAGTTTCTCCAACAGCATTGACAATTCTACAATCTGCTACAACATCTGCTTTCGCTCGTACAACAGAAGGTACATTCGAAGCTCCAACAAACACAAAGTTCGTTGGTACATTGAACAGTTCAGTTCGTGTATACGTTAACCACTACGCAGGCGATGCGGCTCCGATCCTAATCGGTTACAAAGGTGCTAACGAAATGGATGCTCCAGCATTCTACTGCCCATACATCCCATTGATGAGTTCTGGTGTTATCCTTGACCCAGCTACATTTGAACCAACTGTCAGCTTCATGACACGTTACGGTTATGTTGAACTAAGCAACAGCGCATCTTCTTTAGGTAACGCTGCCGACTACGTTAACACAATCGCTATCGATGCTGGTAACCTAAGCTTCATCTAATCCCTAAAAAGGTTAGTAGAAACTCGAAAAGGGCTCTTGGGAGCCCTTTTCTATTGGTTAAGTATAGTATGTTTACAGATATGAAAGTTCGCTTAGATAGAGCAAAAATATGCCAAGGATGCGAGTACTATCGTCGTAGTACTAGGCAATGTACCGAGTGTGGATGCTTGGTTAATTTTAAAGTTATGATAGCAGATACAGAATGCCCAAAAGGTAAATGGGGCAAGGTTACAGAAGGCACAGATATGTTTGCTGAAATAGCCAATCAAGCTCAAAGGATATTCTTTAATAAAGAAGCAGGACCAAAAAACTAAGCCTCTGGTAAATAACCGTAAGGAGGCCCAATATGCCAAAATTAGATGAATTTTTAGTAGCTGATAAAGCTGGTCCAATGAGTCCAGGTGCACAGGCTAGCATTGAAGCAAAAGTAGCCAGCGGTGGCTGGTCAAGTGCAGATGAAGCCGCAAAAACAAAAGCAGTAGCTGATGCGGCCGCACAAGTAGCAGTTCAAGGTGCTACAAACACATTAGAAACAGACGATAGATTCGGCAACTTTATTAACAGCAAGTGGCGCCCAATGATGGCGTTCATATATATGATTACATGTGCAACTGACTTTGTTATATTCCCTGTATTATGGAGTGTATTACAAGCAGTTCAAGGTGGACAAGTTACGAGTCAATGGAGTCCACTAACATTGCAAGGCGCAGGTTTATACCACATTGCAATGGGTGCTGTTCTTGGTTTGGCTGCTTACGGACGTAGTCAAGAGAAAATTGCTGGTAAGTCATAATGTCAATCAACACGAATCACTCGCAGGAATCACTTACACCAGATTCTGGTGTCCTTACAATTAAAGGTACAGGTGCCTTAAAACTTCCTGCAGGTGGTTCGTCAGATCGTCCGTCAATAAATGTTGGCGGCTACATCAGATTTGCTACAAACAATACAACCACAGAATATTTTGATGGTGCCAATTGGCAAACACTTACGTCTAAAGAATATGTTGACAATGAACTCAACAATATTACATTAGACAAATTAGTTGATGTACAAAGTGCTACACCAACTGATGGACAGGTTATCTCTTATGATGCTAATCTTGGACAATTTAGAACACAAACACAAGCATTAACTGTTATAACAAGATTGTTTTCAGGTACAGGTACAGCATTTGATTTTGATATCATTACAAGTGTTGGAAGTGTACAAAACTTAGTAGTAAGTGTTGATGGTATTCAACAAGAGCCGTTTTACAGCTATACATTAGTTGATGGCCACATTGTTAACTTTGACGAAGCACCAGAAGCTGGCGCACGTATTCAAGTTAAAATTTTAAAGAGTACTACTTCAACAGATAGAGCAAGACCTAGAGTTACTGGCGTAAGCTATAGCACTATTGGTCCTTACACAACAATTTCTATTGTAGCAACAGACATTACATATGGCACTGGTGCTAGAATTGGTAATCAAGAAATCACACGCATTGATTACCCAACAGTTTCTACTATGCAACTCATGGTAGAGACAAGTCGGGTCAGTGGTTCCTTATGGAATACTCCACAAGACTTGACACTGGTAGATACCAGCGGAAATGAATTTGTATTTCCGAATTTAATAAACTATGGCATGTCTAAGCCTTACTGGACTAATTCAAATTCCTATATCGGAACTTTTTCAGCCGGAGACACTATTAATTTTACACTTGGAGTAAATAATGCTACAAGTATTATAATTGATCCTGCTTATGCAGGTGAATCCGCAATTGGATGGTTATCCATCAGTAATGGACATATTGTAGGAACTGCTCCTAATAACAGCACTCCTAGTCGATATCAAATTACTGTCACTGCTAGCAACGGAAGCGTTAATATAACGAACAACTTCTGGTTACTAGTTATTTGATTATTCTCTATGTTGGTCTGACACCATACTTAAAATGTCAACAAGACTTCACTAGAAGTCTAAACAAGGGAAAAAAATAAAATGCCTTTAATTAAAGCACGGTCAAGTTCGATTATCAATGATATCGACTTGCGCGGTACCCCTACCAGCCCAACGGCTAACAAAGGTACCAACACTACTCAAATTGCTTCTACTAGTTTCGTTACTGGTGCTGTTAGCGACTTGATTAACTCTGCTCCAGCTGTTTTAGATACACTATCTGAATTAGCAACAGCAATTAACGACGATCAAAATTTTGCAACCACAGTTGCTAATTCTATCGGAACAAAAGTTGCCAGAGCTGGCGACACATTAACTGGATTCTTAACACTTCACGCTGATCCATCGAATTTGATGCATGCCGCAACGAAGAACTATGTTGACAGTCAAATCAACGCACAAATGATTTATAGTACAGATGATGTTCCAGAAGGTTCATTAAATCTATACTACACAGACGCTCGTGTTCGTGGTGCATGGTCTTTACAAAGCGACAACACTAGTGTACTAGATTATGATCTAGTAACTGGTGTATTGTCTTACAATCACCCACTAAGCGATGGTATCTTAGAAGGTTCAACAAACCTATACTACACTGACTCGCGTGTACGTAATGCCATTAGCTTGACATCTGATGATAACCAAATTTTTGGTTATGGCGCACAAACAGGTGCGTTTACATTTACAACACCTAACACTGATAAAATTGTTGAAGGTTCAACAAACCTATACTTTACAACAGCTCGTGCTCGTAACAGTATTGGTAACGGTTCAAATATTGATTATAATGCATCAACTGGTACAATCAGTACACAAGCCGCAGTTTGGAGTGTTAACACACAAACTCATGATGTAGTATTGGACACAGATGATATTAGCGAAGGTACTACTAATTTGTATTTTACAAATGGTAGAGCCACAGCCGCCATCAGCTTAATAACAGATAACAGTAACATTTTATCTTATGCTAGTGGTACAGGTGCGTTTACATTTGTAACTCCGAACACTGATGCAATCAGCGAAGGTAGCACAAACTTATATTATACAAATGCTAGAGCACGTTTAGCAATCAGCGACAACTCTAACTGGCCTAATGTAAGTTATGATAACACAACTGGTGCTATTACTGTTAATGCTCCAAGTACAGATGATGTAACTGAAGGCACAACAAACCAATACTTCTTAAACAGCCGCGCTCGTAACGCAGTTAGTTTAACAAGTGACAATCAAAGTGTTTTAGCTTATGATCCTACAACTGGTGTATTCACATTCAGCTTAGGTAATCAAACAACTGATGACGTAGCAGAAGGTACAACAAACTTGTACTTCACAACAGGTCGCGCTCGCGCAAGTGTTTCTGTTACTTCTAGCTGGAACCTATTAAGCTATAACAGCACAAGTGGTGAAATCACTTTAACAACTCCAGATACAGATGATGTAACTGAAGGTTCAACAAACTTATATTACACTAATACTCGTGCTCGTAAT